GGCCATTCTTCCGCACCATGGTCAGCGCCAAGAAATCCACTTGGGGCGCCGCCATCGCTGCCAGCTTGAAGTCGACCAACTATGATGCCGAGGCCGCGCTGCGGACTGTGGGCGAGGTCATTGCGGGGCAACTGAAACTCAGCATCCGCTCTACCAATTCGCCGGCGCTGAGCGAGGTCACGCTGCTGCTGCGCAAGAAGTACCCCATCGACGCAAAAATTGGCATGCGCGAAGTGCTCAGTGCGATCCGCGAGGTGAAGAGCGGCAAGACTTCGGGCCTGAGCGGCACGGCAGCAAAGCCGCTGATCCGGAGCGGGCACCTTATCGGATCGGTTTCGTATGATATTAAAAAATAAGCCAGATTGCGGTGTGATTTATAAAATCAGGCACTCGGCCTCAGGTAAATTCTATACCACTACGACATCAAAAAGGAGTGACAGGTTATGGCAGTAGGAACTGCGTGGTCATCGACCCTCGGCGACGTGCCAGCATCCGCTGTCACTGGCGAGGATAAGGTCGGCCAAGTGTTCGCCTCTATTGGCGACGTAACGCCTGCTGAAATCGTGGGCGCGAAACCGGTAGGAACGGTGTTTACACCCATTGGTGACGTGCTCCCATCCGAGCTGTAAGCGGAGCTGATCACTGTTAAATTTGAACAACGTCGCCTCCGCGGTCTCCGCGGCAGTGAACCCGTCCACGACCTGCACGATTCAGTTGTCGAGCGGATACACAACGAACGCGGATGGCTCGCGTATCCCTAAGTACCAACCAGCGTTCCAGGCGACTGCCCAGGTGCAGGAGCTGACCGAAAATGAGTTGAAGCATGCTGACGCGCTCAACTTGCAAGGTACGCTGAGTTCAATTTACCTCAGCGGCTTTCTTAGCGGTGCCGTCAGGCTAAATCAGACAGGCGGCGACCTTGTCACGCTACCGAACGGTGACGTTTATCTGACCACTAAGGTCCTCGAGCAGTGGAGTAACTGGGTAAAAGTGATCGCCACGCTCCAGAACCAGAAGGCTTGAACTAATGCAACTACGCCTGGTTCCACTCGGATACCAACAGCTTGCTGCAGCGACGATTGCTTCCGCAGCGGCAGGTCTCACTGTTCCAGCCGGCGCGACTGACGTGCTGCTTAGCGCTGACGCGGCTGCGGTCCGCTTTCGGGATGATGGTACAGCGCCGACGTCCACGACAGGCATCGCGCTGCCCAACGGCCAAGCCCCGTTTCACTACAGTGGCACGCTGAGCGCGCTGCAGTTTATCGCCGGTGGCGCTGGTGCCCTTCTCAACGCGCTTTTCTACAGGCGTGCCGGAGGCTGAGGATCGTCCGTGCAACTATCATTCTGGTTGGCGAATCATAGCCTTGTTGGACAACGCTCACTTGAGGACGTTGTTCACATTATGAGTTGCCAGCTCCGCGCACTTGGTCATCGGCCAGTATGGGACAAGGCGAACAACAAGCTTGTCACCAAGGAGAGTGGCATCAATGTTGTTGTCGAAGGTTTCACGCCTCAGGCTATCGCTATAATGAAGGAGTATTATGAGAAGGGGGCGCGCTTCCTTATCCTCGCGACCGAAGAGCCTACGGACAAGGGTTTCAACCACGGCACGCAAAAGGAAATGGTCTGGCGCCAGCAGACCTTCCCCGAGGCGGCCAAGTATGCCGAGGGGATTATCCACCTAGTCCCCGGGCAGCACGTCACCGACTGGTACGCGCAGTTCGCTCCAGCGGCCTATGCTGAACTGGGCTACGCTCAGGAGTTGCTGCGGCCCGGATGGAACTCTCCCACCTATGAGTTCGGGTTCTATGGTTCGCTGACGCCTCGCCGGGTCAAGCTTCTGAAGCGCCTAGCGAAGATGACAGGCAAGGAAAAGGCCGTCCGCGTCGTCGGCAACTTTGCTACGCAGGATGAGCGTGACACGGCGATGCGTGATGCGAAGGTCGTTGTCCAGGTCCGAAAGTTCGACGAAATGGGCCTTGTTTCGTCGTCGCGCTGCTGCACGGCACTCGCTATCGGTCGCCCAGTTATTGCAGAGCCTCACGAGCTGTCGAAGCCGTGGGACGAAATCGTCCACTTCTCGCCGTCACTCGAAGCGTTTTATGCCGAGGCGCTAGTCGCCGCCGCAACGTGGCGTGGTCTCCATGCTGCACAGTTTAGCCGGTGGAAGGAGAAGCTGCCGCCAGAAGTCTGCCTTGGCGCAGCGCTAGCGACGGTTGGTGTGCAGCCGGAGCGGAAAGTGGCGTGAGGATTGTACAGGCAGGCGGTAAACTAAACCGATAGGAGATAATGATGGCTCAACTCTCACAGACTGTCCTCCGCTGGGCCGCCCTGATGAAGCAGCGTGGTCATGAGGTTCGCATAACCAAGAACGGTCACCCTTACGCTTTGATCCAGCGTACCGTGAAAAAGCTCATGCCTCGGGAGAAGCGGTCGCACCTCAAGGTCGTCGCTAACAAGGCTAGGGCTTGATCCTACTTTCGCCGACCGACTCACAAATTCGTCAGGTCCTGCGCGGCTTCCTTCAAGCGGTGCTTCCCTCGACGGTTGAGGTCGTCCTCGGCCAGGACAATCTTGTTCCAGAGCCGGTTTCAACCGACTTTGTGGTAATGACACGTATGGGTAGCGGGCGTCTGACGACCAGCGTGGATGCTTATGCCGACGTGGCTTACGAGGCGAGCATTTCTGGTGACGTGATGACCGTGACCGAGGTGTTGCTCGGCGAGGTCTTGGTCGGCGCCACAGTATTCGGAACTGGCGTGACGACCGGTACAGTGATCACGTCAGCGATCACAGGAGCTGGCGGTACTGGTACCTATGGCGTGACGCCAACACAGAATGTAGCGGCGAGCGTGTTGGCAAGCGGTACGGCATCGGCGATGATGGAGACCGAGGTTTTATACCAGTGCGACGTCCACGGACCGAACTCGAATGACAACGCCGAACTGATTGCGACGCTATTCCGCGATCTATGGGGCACCGAAGAGTTTTGGCGGGTAGCTGAGGCGGCTGGGATAACAACTGGATTGATTACGCCACTACACGCGGATGATCCCAAACAGGTTCCGTTCGTAAACGCGGAAGACCAGTGGGAGTACCGTTGGGTCGTTGAGGCCCATATCCAGGCCAATCAAACCGCTCTCAACATCCCGCAGGAGTTTGCGGACGTGCTTGCCGTCACGCTCTCAGAGGTAGACGCCACTTTCCCTCCATGAGGTAGCAAATGTCCTCAATTCCGGCTTCCCTATTCGCCAATGTCATCCCCGGCGTGCTGGCTCCGGCCGGCAACGCTTTGGATACCATAGGCTTGATGCTCACTACATCTCGCCGCGTGCCGATTGGCACCGTCGCCAGCTTTGCTGAGGCTATTTCGCTCGAGGACTTCTTTGGTGGTGGTTCGACCGAGGCGACACTTGGGCCGTATTATTTTGATGGCTTCATCAATGCCGATGCCGCGCCAGGCGCGCTGCTTGTAGCCCAGTTCCCGGCCGCCGGCGCTCCAGCCTGGATCAATGGAGGAAAGGTCTCCGGCCTCACTATCCCACAGCTCCAGGGCATTACCGGTACGCTTGATATTGTGGTGGATGGCTATGCTTTCGCGGCGGCTATCAACCTCAGTGCCGCTACCAGCTTTTCGGCCGCGGCCGCTCTCATCGAAGCCGCCCTGAATGCTACGCTTCCACCGGCAGCGTCAATTCCGTCGGTGGGCACCTCTATCGCTGCCGAGATCAGCACTTTCACCGGTTCCATTGCCGGCAACGTACTCTACGTTACTACCACGCCGACGACGTTGCTGGTGCCTGGTGCGGTCCTAACCGGCTCAGGCGTCACCGCTGGGACACAGATTATCAACCAGCTTAGCGGCGTCATAGGTGGGATCGGTACTTACGGCGTGACCAACTACCAGTCTGTGGCGAGCGAATCCTTCTCGGCGACTTGGGGCTTGCTGACGATAGCGGCGCCAACCTCTGGTACTGTGTCGATCGGTCAGACCGTGGGTGGTTCTGGTGTCGCTGCCGGCACGCAGGTGACTGCGCTTGGCACCGGCCAGGGCCTTGCAGGCACCTACATGGTGAGCCCATCTCAAACTATCGGTGCCGAGACGCTGACCACTACAGCATCGCCGCTTGTCGTTACCTACGATAGCGTGTCCGGAGGTTTTGTTATCACCTCGGGCCAGACCGGCCCAACGGCTGGATCGTCCAGCATGGCTGCTGCTACTGGTACGATAGCGGCGGAGTTGGCGCTGACCGCCGCAACGGGAGCTATCCTCAGCCAGGGAGCGCTGCCGCAAACGCCCAGCGCCTTTATGTCCTCCGTGGCGAGTATAACTCAAGATTGGTTCAGCTTCTTCACCGACTGGGACCCGGACGATGCCAACGGCAACGTCGGCCAGAATGTCCAAAAGCTGGCCTTTGCTCAGTGGACATCCCAGCAGAAAAATACGCCTTACGCCTACATTGCCGAAGACACCGACATCAGTCCATCGGAAACTGTGCCGGCGTCTAGTTCACTGGGTCAGCTTATCAAAGCGCAGACCCTCTCCGGTACCACTTCGATCTGGAACCCGAATGGCGCGACCGCCGTCAACGACAATCCGTTTGGCAGCCGAGCCGCGTTCATTGCGGGGATCGGCGGTTCGATCAACTGGGAGGAGGTGCCGGGTCGGATAACCTACGCCTTCAAGACCAGCCAGGCAGGGCTCGTCGCCGATGTGACGACGGAGCAGGTCGCTGTCAACCTCGCCGGCAACCCACAGAACGCGGGCAGCGGCGAGCCAGTCGGCGGCAATGGGTACAACTATTATGGTGTCGCGGCAAACGCCTCGACCGACTGGATATTCTTCTATCCCGGAAGTGTCTCCGGACCGTTCGCGTGGCTCGACGCGTTCATCGACCAGGCGTTTTTCAACGCCCAGATGCAGGAAGACCTGATGGTCCTTGCTACGACCGTCAAGTCGATCCCGTACAATCCTGCCGGCTATGCGCTGATAGCCGAGGCACTCGGCGACACGATCCAGCAGATGATCAACTTCGGCGCCATAGCCCAGAATGTGCCGCTTTCCGATAGCCAAGCAGCGCAGGTGAACCTGGCCACAGGCGTCAACGCAGCGGCCGTACTTTCAGCGCGCGGTTGGTACTTGCAAATCAGGCCAGCCGCAGCTTCGGTGCGCTCGGCGCGCGGTAGCCCTCCAGCGACGTTCTGGTACACTGACGGCGGAAGTATTTCCGCTTTCGCGCTCAACTCCGTTGACGTGATGTAACTTTTGCTGGCTGCTACCCTATAATAGCGGCTATGGCGAGGATATATTACGTTTATGAACACTGGCGCCCTGATAAGCGGGTCTGCTTTTATGTGGGTAAGGGCCACGGAAAGCGCGCTTACAAGTTTGGACGCAATGCTCATTACGATAACATCGTTATAAAGCTCAAACACCTTAAGATGAACGTCGAAGTCAGATTTATTGCTGAAAAGTTGACTGAGAAGTACGCCTTTATTCTAGAAACTGAACGGGTTAAGTTTTGGCGGGTGCGTGGTATAAAACTGGCCAACATGACGGATGGCGGAGAGGGCCTATCTGGTTTTAAGCCCTCTGTCGAGCAGCGCGCGAAAATGAGCGCCGCGCATAAAGGGCATGAGGTTTCGCAAGAGACACGCGCTAAACTCAGCGCTGCAAGTCGTAAGATATTTTTTAATCCGGAAATATTAGCTAGACGTAATGCTGCAATTCGTGAAGCGCGCCAGCGCCCAGAAGTACGTGCTCGCATTGTAAGAGCTGCTTGTAAAGCTTGGAAAAACCCCAAAATACGTGCCAGACTTCTTAAGGCGGCGCGCTTTAGGCGTGGCCGTAAGCGTTCCTTAGAAACTTGTCAGAAAATAGCTGAAAGCCTTTGTGGTAGGGCGCTGCCTATAAATACTCGTCGAAAAATAGGTCGTGCTATGAAAGGCCGTACGCTTACTATGGAGCATCGGAAAAAAATCGCCGAGGGTATGAGGGTTAAATGGGCTGACCCGGCATACAGGCGGTGCCTGCTTGAGGCGCGCGCAAAGCAAAAGGAGTAACGGAAGTGTCACTTACCAGCGCAAATTCCATAATCCTGATCAGCGTCGCCGGCCTCTTTCCCACGCCTCAGCAGTTGCAAGGCTTCGCTGCCGACGATGTTTTCGACATCGACCAGGTGAAGCGTGCCGAGACGCTAATGGGCGTGGACGGCATCCTTTCTGGCGGCTTTGTTTGGGAGGAGGTTAAGCAGACCTTTGCTCTACAGGCTGATTCTTTCGCCTGTGCCATCTTCGACCAATGGCAGGAGGCCGAGCAAGCATTGGAGGACGTCTATCTTGCCAACGCTACAATCATCCTTCCTGGATTATTGACTCAATGGGCGTGCAACAAGGGCTTCCTCATGACCGCGAGCCCGATGCCGTCGGCCAAGAAGCTGATACAGCCTCGGAAGTTCTCGATCTCATGGAACACGGTGAGCCCGGCACCCCAGTAATGACAGGTAATAACGCTTCTCCCTCCACACCATCTGGTCGAGGGCGGTTTCGACCGCCCTCATTTTATTGGCGGAGAGTAATTCGCTACCTGCGGGTATGGCTATCTGGCATGCGCCACGTCGCTCCTAAGGCGTCTCAGCGCCGAACAACGAAAGCACAACGAAAGCACAGTGAAGGGAGACGAAAATGAGGAAGCATCTTACCTATGCGGTGAAGCCTGAATATCGCTGCACCTGTGGCGAGAGCTATGAAAGCGCGCCCGAGAAGTGCACCAATGTGATCGGCACCGAGCATGTTATTTCGCATGTAGAGAACCGCGACGAAGGCAAGGAGTATGTCATCCGTGAGATGCCCTGCCGCCAAGCCACACGCTGGGCCGTCAAGTTGTTTGCGGCCCTTCTCAATGCAGGCATGAAGGTGCCGGAGGGAATGGCACTATCGGGCATGGCTGGCGCTTCTCTTATTGGATTCGATTCCATGTCCAACCTCAAGGCCGAAGATGCGCAGGCGCTTTTGGACGAGCTGCTTGGATGCGTCCAAATCGTGCGCGATAGGCGGCACCCGGAGAAATCGTTTGAGATGGTGAGCGACGACGACGTGGAAGAGGTGGCGACATATTTCAAGCTCGCCAGGGAGGCCTTCATGCTCCATGTGGGTTTTTCCAACACCGCCGTCCAGTAGACGCAGGCGGCGGCGAGGAAAGTGGCCTCATGGAATACCCCAACGTCGATGCCGCCATTGGCGCTGTAGTATCCGGCCACCCGGAGATGCTGAACCAGCTCGACACGGTTTTGGGAACCGAAGACCTATACGACCTTGTGGAGGTATTGGCCGTGGATGCACGCAACCGGCGCGAGCTTGAGAAGCGCGCCGCCGACGCCGCGAAGCGGGGCGAGTGATGGCCACAATCATTGACGCCCTCGTAGTTTCCCTCGGCCTCGATCCCTCGAAATTCACCGAAGGCCAGAAGCAGGCTGCCGCGGCCCTCATAGAGTTGCGCAAGCAATCTGAGGAACAAGCCGGCAAGATAGAGGCGCAGGGCGAAAAAGCAGCTCAGTTCTTCCATAAGGTGAAGAAGGCTGCCCTAGAGTTCCTGACCGTTTTCACCGCTGGCGTAGGGACGACGGAGTTCCTCAAGTTCCTCACTGAGGCTGATACACAGCTTGGGCGTTTGGCCGACAGGACCGGCATCAGCGCCCAGAAGCTAGGTGCGTGGGGCGCTGCGTCTCGCGCGCTTGGCGGCAGCGCGACAGCGACTGAAGGCACGATTGCATCCCTTATCAATAGGTTCGCGCTTATTGCGATTACCGGCGATACGTCAATCGTGCCGTGGCTGACCAAGATTCAAGGCGGCCTCAAGCTGACTGGCAACGCCACACTGGATGCGCAGGACGCCCTCCTGAAGTTGGCGGATACCGTTGCGGGCATGAGCCCGGCCTCGCGCACGGCTTACTTGAGTGGTTTAGGACTTGATGCAGGCACGATTACTCTTGTGGAGCAGGGGCGTGGTGCTATTGAGCGCCTCCTCGCCACGTACCGCAAGCTCCAGCCGACACCAGCCGATATAGCCGCTGCTGAACAGCGGCAGCGCGATTGGACGCTGCTTGACGCGACATGGGTCGAGGTCGGTCGCACACTGGTGACGCAGCTTGAACCAGCGATAAATGCGCTGTTGGAGGCGCTGACGGCACTCGCCTCTTGGTTTGCTCGGCACCCCTTCTGGTTGGATGTTGCGGCCGGTATAACTGGTATCATTGTGGCTGTTAGTGCCGCCGCACTTGCTATGGCGGCATTCGGTGGCATTATTGCTGCTATTGGAACAGCCGTTACAGCATTCGCCGGAATTGCGATTTCGCTCGCTCCGGGCGTCGCTGCTGCGTTCACTCTAATGTTTGGGCCTATTGGAATTGCCGCAGCGGCAATCGCTGCTATCATAGCTGGCATAGTATGGCTCGCGACTCATACCAAAACAGCGCTCGGCGCCGAGAACAAGTACGGCGCTTGGGTCGATCAAATGCTTGGCTTGACCAGCAAGAGCGCAGCACCAGGCGGCGCGCCATCCAGGGGTGCCGAACCAGGAGCCGGCGCAAAAGCCGAGAAGGAAGCCTACATCGTCGAATCCGCCAAGCGGCAAGGCATCGACCCAAAAATTGCCTTGGCTGTGGCGAGAAGCGAAGGGTTAGGCGGCCCTTACGCGGGCGACCGAGGCTCCAGCTTCGGACCATTCCAGCTTCACATGGGCGGGCTTGCCGGTGGCGGTATGGCTGGGGGCGGTCTAGGAGACACCTTCCGCAAGCAGACCGGCCTCGATCCACGCGATCCAACGACATGGCGCGCTCAGGTCGACTGGTCACTGGGCTGGGCGAAGACCCATGGTTGGAACGCGTGGCATGGCTGGCATGGTCCGGCGTTGGCTGGAATCGGCTCGGGGGCTACGGTCAATAACAGCAGCGCATCGAGGACCGTCAATGTGAACGGTCCGACCACGATCAATACGCCGGCGACCGACGCCAAAGGCATCGCCGCAGACTACCACGCGGCGCTGCGGCGCACTCTTGCGGCGAGCGACGCCAATATGGGCTTCGCATAATCCCGTGGCTAGCCAGTGGGGTCTTTATCTCAGCGATGACGTGACGCCGGCAATCGTCGCCGAATCCGTCGTCACGTTTGAGATGCGGCAGGACTATGTCGTAGCGAACTATCCGCTGGAGAGCGGCGCGTTCGAGTCCTATGATAAGGTCTGGACGCCATTTGTCATCCGTATGCGGCTGACCTCCCAGCCAGGAGCGCAAGCACGCGCGACGTTCCTCGCCGACCTTGAGGCCATAGCTGAGAATACGATCCTTTACGATGCTGTGACGCCGGATATCGTTTACACCAGCGTCAACGTGGTGCATAAGGAATATCGGCGCACAGCGGAAAATGGCGTAAGCCTGATTGTCGCTGAGCTGTGGCTCCAGCAGATCATGGAGAATGTGTCACCACAGTATACCAACGTCGCTAGCCCTGCCGCGGCCGCGCCGGTGAATGGTGGCACCGCTCAAACACAGCCGGCTACTACCGCTAATGCCGCCGCCGTCAAGGCGGCACCGGATTTGACGAACCCGGCTACGGTTGGGTTTCCTAATTATAGCCCTGGGACGGAAGGCGGCATGGTGCCGAGCGGCTGATGGTCATTGTTCCTCTCCAGGCCGTGCCAAACCAGCAGGTGAACGCCAACCTAAATGGCCAAGCGTGCACCATCCAGGTCAAGCAAACGCGCTATGGTGTCTTTTGCACATTATTGGTCGCCGGTGTCCAGATCATCGGTGGCGTGCTGTGCCAGAATCTCAACCGGATCGTCCGCGACCTTTATCTGGGTTTCTCCGGCGACTTGATGTTCCTCGATACTCAGGGAAGCGCTGCCCCGTATTATTCCGGGTTGGGCTCCCGTTGGCTACTCGTTTACCTGAGCCCGAGCGACCTGCCCGCCGGCGCGGGCTGATATATGGCCTTCGCTAAAAAGGTCCTCCGTGTCACTTTCACGCTGGTTAATGGCACGTTCGCCGGGACCGGTCAGAATACACTAACAGTCAGCGGCCTAAGGACGCAGGTCACCGTCAAGAACGCCGGCATGTTCGCCGGCTGTCATCTTGACCTTGTTGTTTACGGCCTGACGTTCTCCCAGATGAATGATATTTCGATTCTGGGCATCCAATTGCAAACGCAAGCCGTCCTACGCAACCAGGTGACGGTCGAGGCCAGCAGCGACGGCGGGGCTAGTTTTTATACCGTATTCATTGGTGCTATCCAGACTGCCTATGCCGACCTCGCGGGGATGCCGGATGCAATCTTTAGACTAACCGCCAATAGTATCGCCGCCATCAATGTGCTGCCGGCGCAGCCCGGCGGAATCAATCAAGGCGCGGTTAGTGTGGCAACCCTGCTCTCGTCCTTGGCGCAGCAGGCCGGGCTTCAGTTCGAGAATAATGCCAACATCAATGTCACGCTCCGCTACCCGTACCTATGGGGATCGGTGTATGACCAAATCAAGGAATTGTGCGCGGCGGCAGGCATAAATTGGTCAGTTGTCAACAACACGCTCGCGATTTGGCCTAAAAACGGCTCGCGTAGCGGCAACGGCGCGACCGTTCCGATAGTCTCGGCTGCTACAGGTCTTGTGGCGTTCCCGAGCTATACGCCCAATGGTATCCTGCTCAAGACCCTCTACAACCCAGCGATCCTGTTTGGCGGAAGCATAGAGGTCCAAAGCAAGTTGCTTACAGCCGCCGCCGGCACAGCATTAGCGGCGGCTGTAGCGCTGCCAATCAATGGTGTCTATGCTGTCAACGAACTCGACCACGAGTTGGAATCATGGGTACCGAATGGCAAGTGGTTTTCTGACATCCAAGCCATCAATCCAGCCTTTTTTGTGGTGCCTACAGGATGAGCCATGCCTGATACTTTAGGTTTCGGCCAACTCTCGCCGCTGGACGTTGCGAGCGACTTCAACTACCTGATATTTGTCATTACCAGCGTTCTTCGGCGTGTCCGCACGCTAGGGCTGGTTCAGGTGGTGACAGCGCCCTATGGCGGCAGCGGTGTGAACCCTGTTGGTTTCCTAGACGCCAAGTTGCTTGTCAACATGCTCGACGGCGTAGGCAACTCTCAACCCCACGGCACGATTTATCGCCTGCCCTACTTCCGACTCCAAGGCGGGCTAAATGCTGTTATTTGCGACCCGGTGGTTGGTGACAAGGGCGTGGCCCTAATTTGCGATAGGGATATTTCCTCCGTTAAGCAGAACCGAGGCCAGGCTAACCCAGGATCAAACCGCAGATTCAACTTGGCGGATGGTCTCTATTTGGGAGGCTATCTCAACGGGACGCCGAACCAATATGTTTACTTTACGCCGAATGGCATCACGCTTGCCGACAAGAATGGCAACTCAATTATCATGGCTCCTGGTGGCATTACAATCAATGGGGTGCTGTTTGACAACAGCACGGCATTCAACATCAACACTCACTCGCACCCACAAGGCAGTGACAGTCATGGAGATTCGGAGGTTGACGTGGGAGCGCCTGTGCCGGGGTCGTAAAAACATGGTTTAACGGCGTTACAGTGCGCTTTGCGCTCTCCTACGCTGTTTGCACGTCTAACGCACCAGTGCGCGTCTAGCGCCGTATTTCCGTCTATCAGCGGCGGGGTCTGAGGCCGTAAAGGAGACCAAAGAGCAATAATGACCACCACGACGCTCGCGCTCAACGCCAGCTGGGACCTATACGCGGATTCGAGCGGCAACATCGCCACGCTTTCCGGCGGCGCGCAGCTTGCGCAGGATGCCGCATCCGCTTGCCGCTGCTTCCTAGGAGAACTCTATTTCGATACCAGCCAGGGCGTCCCGTATTGGCAGCGGCTCCTTGGTACAGGAACGCTGCCACCACAGAGCCTCATTATAGCCAAGCTCCAGGCCGCAGCACTAACCGTGGTGGGTGTCGAGACCGCGACCATAACCATAACCAGCATCACGGCTCGCACCGTGCGTGGAACCGTTGCTGTCACCGGCACTATAAGCGGTGTCGTCGTGAGCGGGACGGCGAGCTTCTAAAATGAGCAACGGTACTCCTACCACAAACGTACCTGCGCCGACGTTCGGGCCTAATGGCTTCACCATACCGGATGAGCCAGCCATCCTCACAGGCGTCCAGGAGGACTGGAACGAGGCGTTCAGCGGAACGCTGAACTTCACGACTCAGTCCGGCTCGCCGACCAACCCAACGCCGCAGGGTCAGCTCGCCACGGCCGAGGCCGCGATCCTTGGGAATGTCTATGCCGACTTCCAATGGTTGACAACCCAAATGGACCCGGCCTATTCGACCGGGCGTTGGCAAGACGGTATCGCGCGGATATATTTCATCACGCGCAACCCAGCGCAGCCTACAGTCCTCCAAGTAATTTGCGTCGGCGCCCAGGGTGTGAATATCCTAAGTGGTGCTGGTGGTGCCACGGTTGTGGACGATCTCGGCAATACTTATGTCTGCACTCAAAGTGGCACAATTCCATCTGGCGGTAGTATTACCCTTCCGTTTTCGGCTGTCATCCCAGGGCCGACGCCCGTCCCTGAAACTAATGGCATTTCGATTTACCAAGCCGTCCCTGGTTGGGACAGTGTTACGGTCAGCTCTGGTGTGGTTGGCAGCAATACTGAGACACCAGCAGCCTTTGAGACACGGCGGCAGCAATCTGTCGCGGGTAACAGCCAAGGAATGGTGGCGAGTGTACTTGGCAACGTGCTCAGCGTCTCCGGTGTCCTCGACGGTTACGCCATAGAGAATCCGACAAATGGGACGGTTACTATTGGCACCGGGAATGCCGCCTATACACTTGCGGCTAACAGCCTTTACGTTGCTGCAACCGGCGGCGGTAGCGGCGCCGTGGCGTTGGCTATCTGGCAGAAAAAGGCACCAGGGTGCTCGTATAACGGTAATACGACCGTGACGGTTCAGGACCCTAACCCGGTCTATGGTGGCAATGGTCCGATCTACAATGTTACCTACGAGACGCCACAGGCACTACCGATTTTGTTTAGCGTCTCGTTTCAGTCCAGCGCTAATATACCAGCCAACGCGGCAACGCTGGTACAGGCTGCACTTTTGCGCGCTTTCGCTGGTGGTGATGGTGGACCGCGTGCGCGCATCGCAGGGACATTGCTGGCCACGCGCTACATCGCTCCGATTGTCGCGCTAGGTTCATGGGCCGCTCAAAATCTACTCAGTGTGAAGCTCGGCTCTGCCAATACGGCGGCGGCCGTTTTCACTGGCTCCATCGGCGGCAACACACTAACGGTTTCGGCTGTTATCAGTGGCGCCATAGCCATCGGCCAAACGGTCACTGGCACAGCTGGCTTCATTGCGCCGGGTACCGTCATAACCGCCGGTGCAGGCCTGAGTTGGACGGTGAGTGGTCCAGCACAGACCGTCGCCAGCGAGACGATGTTTGGCGAGCTTGCTGACCAGAGTTCGGTAGGTGTGGGAATCGCTCAAGAGCCAACATTGAGTTCGCTCAACATCAGCGTTTCAACTTAAACATGGTAAGTACATGAGCGATACTGGACCGCCATATCCACCGGTTTTGCCAGGAGCCGATTCCTTCGGGCGCTTCACGTTTGGCATCAGCGCATTCGGTTTGGTTCCGAAATTTAGTCCATGGTATGTAATGCAGAGCGAGTATAGCAACTCGCCTGTCCTCGACAACCTAATCCTGCTATTTTTCTCGGCCGCCGACCAGACTGGGAACTTCGAGACTTTTTTCGACAATATGTGGAATATCGAGACTGCTCAGGGCTATGGGCTCGACGTGTGGGGGCGCATCGTTGGAATCGTGCGTGAGTTGGAGGTCTCTACTGGTAAGTATGTGGGTTTTGAGGAGGGAGGCACACTCGATTATGATACGCTTGGTCCCGGTGGTTCTTCGCCATTCTACGCTGGTCAACCGTCAACTAGCTCATACTCGCTCTCCGATGATGCCTTCCGGCAGCTTATCTTGGCAAAGGCCGCTTTCAACATAATTGATGGCTTCATACCAGCGATCAATAGCCTGCTTATGAATCTCTTTGGTTCCAACGGTCGCTGCTACGTCGCGGACAATGGCGGCATGTCCTTGACATGGACGTTCGACTTCCAACTTACAGCATTGCAGGAGGCGATTATTTTTCAGTCCGGCATCATGCCGAAAACGGTTGGAGTCGCCGCCAACGTCGTGATCAACGCTTGAGGGAATAAATGCAGGCCAGCGAAATCCCAACCAAATTCTCGGTAGTCTTCGCCGCTTCCGCGGGCGCTGGTTATATACGCTCGATCCCAACCACACCTAGTGGACAGCCTGGTGCGGCGGCACTGACAACGGGTTTCCCCCCTGTCAACTTCATACCTGAGGGCGCTGGTGGCGTGCCGCCGTTTGGAGAAGACCTCAACGGTATTATCAACCAAATCAGCGCGTGGTGCCAATGGTTCGCGGGCGGTGGTGCGCCGGTTACCTATGATGCTACCTTTCAGACAGCCATTGGTGGCTACTGGAACGGTTCGGTGGTTGGTTCGGCGACAACACCAGGTGTCTACTGGCGGTCGACAGTTGATAACAATACGACGGACCCAGACACCGGAGGCGCTGGTTGGGTGTCCTTTTTGCCGAATGCCGTCGCGGTCGTCGGCACGGCGCAAGGAGTCACTGGCAGTTCCGGCGGTGGGGCCAAGACGGCGACGTTCGCTGCACAGGAAATCATCGCCGAGACCACGTTGGGTGGTACGGCCTTTAAGAGCACGAACCCATTGCTGACATTCAATGGGGCGACGACCGGCGCGGGTGGTATGGACACCGGGTCGCTGCCGGTCAGCGGGAATTTGTCGATCTATCTGATTTTCAACCCAACAACTATGACCTGGGCGCTCCTCGGATGCCTTGGCTCCACCTCGAACGGTCCGGTCTATACCGGCGCCAACATACCAACCGGTTATACCGCGTCTGTGCTCATATCGTCGCTCAGGACGGACGGTTCAGCAAACATCGTTGCGTTTACGCAGATGGATCGCTCTATTGATATTGCGTTTGTTGAGGTACTAAGCGGTGGCGGCGCCAACAGCTATACGGCGGTCTCCTGTGCAGGGGCAGTGCCAGCAAACGCTAGGACAGTCAGCGGTAATTTTTTCTCCGCCAGCGTTTCTAGCCCACAAAATTTCTATGTAGCATCAACCTCTACCGGACTTGGCGCACAGGTCATTCAAGCATTTGGGTCTGGCATTGATTTTCTTGGCGCGTTCATCGAAATTAAGATGCCGACGGCGCAGACGATTTATTATCAAATCCAGCCTGGGGGTTCCGGCAACATATACGTTACTAGTTACACTTTCTGAGGAACCACCGCATGAAACGCCTTATCGGAGTCTTGATCGCCGTGCTCCTACTTGGGCTTCCCACTGCGCATGCCCAATCGCTGACTACAGCATGTTCCAATCCGGCACCAGCCCTCCACGTTACCTGGACGCCGGGTCAGTGGATTTTATGCCTTTCATCCTTTCAGCCATATTTCGGCTATACGGCGGTCAACAAGGCCGGCGACACGATGCTGGGGCGGTTGGTGACACAGGGCTCGACCACGACGCAGGCCGGCGTGAATCTGCCGCAGGGCAATGCGCCGACGAACCCGGTCAACGGCGATTTGTGGACTACATCTGGTGGCGTTTATGCCCAAATAGCTGGTACGACATACGGTCCATTTGTTAGTGCTGCAACTTCTCCGGTTACAAGTTTCAACACGCGCACCGGCGCGGTCACGTTGCAGAACAGCGACGTGACCGCCGTGCTGACGGCGGCAGACATTGGGGCGCTCATCAACGCCAGCGCACCGTCGCACCAGTTTTCGACCGGCATGACGGCGCTCGGCGCGTTCACCTTCGCGCAGCCCGGCGTCGGGGACCTCTCCGGCCTCGGCACCGGCGTCGCGACGGCGCTCGGCGTCAACGTGGGTTCGGCCGGCGCGCCCGTGGTCAATGGCGGAGCCCTAGGCACGCCGTCATCTGGTACGCTGAGCAATACAACGGGTCTACCCCTAACAACCGGCGTGACTGGCACTCTGCCATTCGGCAACGGCGGCACTGGCCAGACCACATATGCGGACGGTCAGCTTCTCGTCGGTGATACTTCAACCGGCGGACTCGACAAGGCGACATTGACGGCTGGTACAGGCGTCACGATTACGAACGGCCACGGCACGATTACGGTGGCCGCCACGGCCAGTTCGCCTTCGGCACCAAGCCTGACGGTCTATACCACGGGTTCCGGCACTTACACAACTCCAACGGGTGCGACTTGGCTGGAAGTCAAGATGGCAGGAGGCGGTGCCGGCGGCTGGAGTAGTGGTACAAGCCCGGTCGCGCCGGGATCGGGCGGCAAC